GCAAGCATGTCTCCGCTAGCACGTCCCCGGCGTTTCGTGCGACCAACAGCAGTCGACGTATACGTCTTACTGTTTTTCGCTTTGCTAGAACGAGCAACCGCTTTATTATATCGATTATAGATTCCTTTTGCAGCACTAACTGCTGCATAAGGAAGGTATCTAAATCCCCTAGATCGATTGTTATATTTTTGTTTCCCCATGAACTAATTTTTTTTTTTTTTTTTTTTTTAGCGCCACATCTATATATACCCCGGACATACCCCGGCTCACGCCGGGGCCCCGGTCCGGGGACCACAGCCACATCCATATAAAAATAATAAATTATTTTTATACACGTATAAAAATTAATCATAATTTTTGTACTTTGTCCCATAGGAAAGGGGGGGGGGGACCGTAATATTATAAATAGGTCCACCCCCCAATCCCCCAACATCAGCAAAAGTTTCGATCCCCCATAATTTTTTTTTTAAAAAATTTATGTTTCGAATTAATGCTAAAAATTTCAGCCTTACCTATAGTAATGTTGAACAACAATCCGGGGTCGCTTGGCTACCCTGGGATAAAGAATCATTGCTCCGTCACCTTGAGTCCCTTGGAGACGGAGTCATTGGTATGGTGTCTCGCGAACAACACCAGGATGGAAGTACCCATTTCCACGCCTGGGTTCAATTTCCTCGAAAGAGGGATATACGAGCCTCCAACTTCTTCGACTGGCAGGGGTGCCATCCAAACGTCCAGGCTACTAATAACCTGCGGGCGTGGAAAACCTATATCTGCAAAGACGGCGACCATACGCCGGAACCGGCTACGCCGACTGCGACGGGTGACCTATTTGTGCTGTGCCACAGCATGGAAAAACACGAGTGGGTCAACTATTGCATAGGCAAAAAGATCGGGTTCCAATACATGGAGTACATCTGGAAAGATTGCCACATGGACCGGGACTCTACCATCGAGGACAATCCTCCGCCGGAAGCAGTAATGTGCGCAGCACTAGAACAATTCATCTATCCATCACTGGATAGATCTCCTCTAGTATTAGTGGGTGATACTGGATGTGGAAAGACTACCTGGGCCATAAAGAACGCTCCGAAGCCTATATGCTTTGTAAGCCACATGGACCAGCTGAAGCACTTCGACCCGCAATACCACAAGTCTATTGTCTTCGACGACATGGATTTCAAACACCTCCCAAGAGAGAGCCAGATACATATCCTGGATATGACAACACCCCGAGCAATTCATCGGCGATATGGTGTAACAGTCATCCCTGCGGGAACGAAGAAGATCTTCACAGCCAATAGCAATCCATTCATCGAGGATCCAGCGATAATACGGCGCAGAACACTTCGAATAGTCCAAGGACTTTAATAAACCATTTATTAAGCAGTTGTAGTAGCCTCTGCATTAGTATCAGCAAATGTCATAACATTTCCAGCATTCGTAAAGGACGTGGGTGGGAATGAAGGTACATAAGTCTTAGTAACAGGACCATTATCAAAGTAGCTATATGTGAGTTGATATGTAGACATAAAATCCACAGCCGTTGCTTGAAGAGATATCTGAGTCTTGTTAACCGAATCATTAACCGGAAAACCATGAACTACATATACTTGCATACAAGTAAAGTGTTTAGTGTAGTGTTCCACTACAGGATCATCCGTTTGGAATGATCTATTAAGCTTTGCATACATTCTATTTACATATGTCTGCCCTGCAGCCAAAGTTACAGTTTGAACTTTCTTTACAAGATAGTTCTGGCAGAACAGAGGACTAGCAAACGGTGTAGCACCAGGAAACAAAGCAGCATTAGAAGTAGAACCTATATTAGTGAGTCCTGAAGTCCATAAAGAGGTAGGAGTTTGAGAACTATCAAGATCATCACGAGGAATAACAGTGTATATCTTCATCTTAACAACTCCATTGGTTTGATTGGTAAACTGTGTCTGAACAGTTAAACGGCGAAAGAATATCTTCTTTCCAGTAGCCACAGCGTCGTTAGCTTCAAATGACGACGTATCTCCACGTGTGAGAATAGGATTAAAGGCAAAGCCTTGCTGACCAATATTAGATGTCAATCGATTGGATGTATATCCATTATATCTAAGCATAGCTTGATTCTTTAGCAATGTCCTCATAAATCGAGGGACTCCTCGGTTTCGGACAAGCACACCCTGGCTAGAACCC